TAAAAATTTCTCAACGCCTTAGGGAGTTAAAATCATGAGTCAACTTTTAGTAGAAAGAAATTTTATTCATTATGATAGCAATATCATTAAAGAGGCTCATGATGTATCAAAGCCTCTTGTTTTGCGTAATGTGGTTTTACAACGGGCTAATGCTAAAAATCAAAATGGTCGTGTATACCCCAGAGAAATCTTAATGAAAGAAGTTGGCCGTTACAGACAAGAGTTTGTTGAACAGAATAGAGCACTTGGTGAACTTGACCATCCAGAAAGTCCAGTAGTTAATCTAAGAAATGTATGTGCCAATGTTACCCGTATTGATACCAGAGGTGACGATGTGGTTGGTGATATGCAGATTCTTTCAACACCCGCCGGAAACATTGTTCGTGAGTTGGTCAAGAACAATATTCGCCTTGGTGTAAGTAGTCGTGGTGTTGGTTCGGTCAAGAATATGGACGAGAATACATTAGAAGTTCAAGATGATTTTAACCTTATTTGTTTTGATGTTGTTTCCAATCCGTCTACACACGGTGCATTCATCAACGAATCAGTAACTCCCAGCCAACTACAAGTTCTTATGAACATTGATTCCCTTATCCACGATTTCTTATCAGAAGTAAGATGACTAAAAATGAAGTCCTTTCTCGCCTTAACACCCTGAATGAAGGGTCTTATACTAGAAAGATTCTAGATAAGTTAGGTGATAGAATTATGGATAGTCTAGCAGAATACATTGCTAGTAATCCAGACTTCAATGTCAAAACTTTCTTTGACACCCACAAACAACTTCAGGAGTTTGAAGTCTTAGAACAACAACTTCACAAGATGGCAGAAAACAGAGTATCTGGTGAAATCAACGGTCAAATGATTGATGGGTTCTCTGCTTATATGGTGTCCAGTGTATTAAATAAATTAACCTACGAACAAAAGAAATCTCTTCTTAAAAGACCTACCAACGAAATCGTAGCAATCGCTTATAAATTAGCATCACGCACGGAGTTCTAAGTTGGACGCCAGACAGGTCATCAAGTCTTTTAAACCACAAAAGACACTTGAACCCAAGATATGGAAAAACGATAAATTAGACCCAAGGGTTAGAAAAGTATTGATGCGTGTCGCTGCTAATTTTATAGAAGGTTGGAAACTTAAAAACCCACCCAAAATCAAAGACATTAGATTTACAGGAAGTCTTGCTAACTATAATTGGTCAAAATTCTCAGACATTGACCTTCACGTTATCGTAGATTTTGATGAAGTGAATAAAGATACAAATTTAGTGGATAGGTTTTTTTCGTTTGCCAAATATAATTGGAACAAACAACACGATATTAAAGTTGGTCCATATGAAATAGAAGTATATGTAGAAGATGAAAGTGAAGACCATACAGCAACTGGTCTTTTTAGTGTAAAAGACAACAAGTGGTTAAAAGAACCAAAACCAACCGATGCTGATTATGATGAAAAAGACATTATGGTCAAGGCTAAATACTTTTTTGACCTATACAAAATCCTACTCGGTAAATTTAATAAAGGTGAGTATGATGAGGTTATCCAAAGTATAGAAAAAACAAAACAAAAAATACAAAAGATGAGAACCAGTGGTTTACAAAAAGATGGTGAGTTCTCAACCGAAAATTTAGCATTCAAAGTTCTACGTAGAACGGAGTTATTAAACAAAATGAATGACCTACTTATAAAATCAACAGATAAACAACTCGGTGAAGCTAAAAAGAAACAAGGCGGCTGAGGCGACAAACAGTGATTAGTTAATCACAAGGAGAAATTATGTCAATTACATATACTTGGACTTTTGATCCATTAAATGTGACTTATGAGTCAGCAAGTTTACAAAATGTTGTAAACAATGTTCACTGGCAAGTAAGTGCTACAACAGAAGCTACATCAAGTCTTGGTGTCAGTGGTTCTTGGTATGCAAGAAACATTGGAACACAAGGTTTAGGGCCCGCGGATTCTGCCTCATTTACAGATTATGATAGTCTAACACGCGATCAAGTATTTGGTTGGTTAACCGAATCTATGGGTCAAGAACAATATGATAATATTATTACAAATTTGAGTAGTTCATTATACAATCAATTAAACCCCACAGCTGGAATAATGAGTCCACCTTGGTAAAGGAATAAGTTATGTATGTAAAAGTTACAGGTAACACAGATGCGGATGTACAAAGAGCAATTCGTATTTTCAACAAGAAAGTCAAAGAAGCCGGAATCATTCAAGAGGTATATGATCGTCGTGAATACGTAAAACCTTCGGTCAAAAAGAAGTTAAAGAAGGAAGAAGCAATCCGTCGTCGTATTCGTGAAGACAAGAAAGAACAAAACCGAAGAAAATATAATAATAATTAATGTTTTCACATTCAGTGTAATACTTATTATAAGATTACACCTTTTTTAAGGTGATATTTTTTATTGTATACCCATTAAAGATTTCAATAATCTTTCAATACGAGAGGTCAATATGGCTAGTATTACTAACGATCTTCTTAAGGAAGCAATTGCTGATGCAGAACGTGTTCGTGAAACCGCTATCGCAAATGCAAAGCTACAACTTGAGGAATCAATCGCACCAGCTATCAAGAAAGAGTTGACAAAAGCTCTTACTGAAGCTGCAAACCCACACAGGGGTGCACAAGCCAACGATTTTGGTGAAGTCGGTGAGTCTGTTGAGTCTGAAGGCGAGTCCGTAGACGAGATAGCTAACGATGCTACATCTGGAATCGGTGGTAGTGACAACAAGGCTCCTTCACCAGCATCCAGTAAGTCTTCTGGAGTAGGTAAGGGCAGTCAGGAGTTTGAGAAGTTCCACACTGGAGCAGAAGGTGCTGAAACTCCTCAACAAATGAAAGAAGAAGAAGAAATTGATGAGGATGCAGAAGAAGTCAATGAAGGTATTCTAGATCTAGAAGCCATCATCCGTGAACTACAAGCAGAAGTTGAAGAACTTGCTGGTGGCGCTCTTGATGAAGAAGATGATGAACTAGATATGGATATGGATATGGATGATGAAGGGGATGATGAAGAAGACCTAGATCTTGGTGACGAACCAGAAGATGATGTCGCACCAGATATGGGTGATGAAGAGGACGAGGAAGATGACCTTGATATTGAGGAAATTCTTCGCGAGATCGAAGCCGAACTTTCTGAAGAGGAAGATAACACAATGGCTGAGGCAAATGCAAGACTACAATCTGAGCTAGCCGAATATCGTAAGGCTGTAGAAATACTTCGTGGTAAGCTCAATGAAGTCAATCTTCTTAATGCTAAGTTACTCTTTACAAACAAGTTGTTCAAGAACAGAGAACTCACAAAAGAACAGAAGATTCATGTCGTTGAGACATTTGATCTTGCTACTACTCTTCGTGAGGTCAAGTTGCTTTATGCTACATTAAGTGAAGCAACAATTCCTGGCAAGACAACTAGGAAGCAGGTTTCAACACAACAGGTCGTTACAGAAAGTATCGCATCTGGAGTTGTTGGGTCAACTGCTCCAAAGAAAGAAGTTATCACAGAAGACACAAACGCCGACTTCCGTAGAAGAATGCAACAGTTGGCTGGTGTCAAAGTACTTTAATTTAACATTTAATTTCGGAGATTGAAACATGAGTGATGTAACAAGTTTTCTAAACGAAGCCGCATCTGCTCACCAAAAGCTATCAAATGAAGCACGTAAAATGGCTGATAAGTGGGAAAAGAGTGGTCTTCTAGAAGGCCTTGAGGGACATGAGAGAAACAGCATGGCTGTTCTTCTTGAGAACCAAGCAGGTCAGCTTCTTAACGAAGCATCAGCAACACAAACAACAGCCGGCCTTGAGAGCTGGGCTGGTGTTGCTCTTCCATTGGTCAGAAAGGTTCTTGGTCAAATTGCTGCAAAGAACTTCGTTTCTGTTCAACCAATGAATCTACCAGCTGGATTAGTCTTCTTCATGGACTTCCAGTACAACAACGCACGTGGTGATCGTGCGGTTGGTGAGTCCATCTATGGAGTTACAAGTGGTAGTGGTACTCTACCAAGAGATGGTTTCTATGGTGCAGGTCGCTTCGGTTATTCAGTTAACCAACAACAACTAACTGGTCAGACAATCAAATCAAATCGTGTTGCTCTACCAGCCGATCTTGACTATGAAACAACTTCTTCATCAACAACATATGCTGTTTATAGAGTTTCAGTTTCAAGTCTTACAAGACCAGATTTAGAAGGAATTCGTTCTTTCACAGTTTCTGGTTCTGGTGAGGACTTTAGTCAAGCATTACCACAGTTCACAAGACTAGTAACAGTTTCTACAACAAATGATACAATTGAGTTTGTTGCACCAACTGGTTCAGCTGCAGAAACTCTACAGACTGTTAATTATTCACAACAACCAGTCGAAACCAATCGTGGTGATTTCGAAGATAGAGATCCAATTCAGGGTGGTTCAAGTCCTGACGGAACAAACCTCAACATTCCAGAGATCAACATTCAACTACGTAGCGAGACAATCGCAGCTAAGACACGTAAGTTGAAGGCTGTCTGGTCACCAGAACTCGCTCAGGATCTTAATGCTTACCACAGCATTGATGCTGAGGCTGAGTTGACCGCAATGCTCAGTGATCACATTTCACTTGAAATTGATCTTGAGATTCTTGACATGTTGGTTGTTAACGCAACAACAACTGACTACTGGTCAGCCAAGATTGGTGAAGTTTGGAATGGTTCTTCGTTTACAGACGTTAACACAGGAACCGCTTGGACAAACATGACATGGTTCCAAACTCTCGGTCAGAAGATGCAGAGAGTTTCCAACAAGATTCACCAACTCACACTCCGTGGTGGTGCAAACTTCGCAGTTGTTTCACCAACAGTTGCAACAATTCTTGAAACCATCCCAGGCTTCATGGCTGGTACAAATGGTGACAAGATGGAGTTTGCCGCCGGTGTTTCACAGGTCGGTTCATTCCAGAACCGTTTCCAAATCTACAAGAACCCATATATGACAGAGAATATCGTCCTCATGGGCTTCCGTGGAGCAAACTTCCTAGAGACAGGTGCTGTGTATGCCCCATACATTCCGCTCCTAATGACACCTCTAGTGTACGACCCAGATAACTTCACACCAAGAAGAGGTGTAATGACCCGCTATGCTAAGAAGGTCGTTCGCCCAGAGTTCTTCGGTAAGGTCGTTATTAACGGACTTGAGTTCGTTTAATAACATCTGAAGTTGATGGATAAAAAAGAGGGGTGGGTCTTCGGACCCACCCCGATTTTTTTTAATTGTTACATAAACAGGTTGGTCTACTGGTTATAACCACTATTTATATTCAGGATAATTTCTACTGAGAATATTAATGGCAACAACACCCGAATATTTTTCCTATGATGGTAACCCGGCAAACCCAAATGGACTAACTCCTTTCGGTATTTTTGATACAGAATCAACATTTCAAACCGATGGACCAAAAGTAGCTAACTTTGTCGCTACCAGATTGGGTTATCCAATCCTTGATGTGGAACTTCAAGACCTACAAATCTATGCCTGTTTTGAAGAAGCTACAATTGAGTATGGAAAACAAGTCAATCAGTTTAGAGCTAGAGATTATATGTATAATATTCTCGGTAGTTCTACATCCACCGACATTACACAAAAGAATATTATTGGTGCCCCACTAACACAAATCGTAAAATTAGCAAAAGACTACGGAACTGAAGCTCTTGCTGGTGGTGATGTTGAGTTAAAACGTGGACATATTATTACATCTAGTAGTGTGGCTACATATGATATCAAATCATTATGGGGTGATGTTAGTGAAAGTGGTCAAAGTTTAGAGATTAGAAAGATTTACCACGAAGCAACACCCGCTCTTGCTAGATATTATGACCCATTTGCCGCCACTGGACTTGGTATTACCAATCTATTTGCAGAGTTTGGGTTTGACGGATACTCACCGGCCATCACCTTTGTTATGATGCCTGCGTATGAGGATATGTTGAGGGTTCAAGCTATTGAAATCAACGACCAAATTAGAAAGAGTATTCATACATTTACGATTTCTAACAATATTTTAAGACTATCACCAATTCCACAAACATCATTTAAACTATATTTTGATTATTATGTTACTAGTGAGAAGTCAGCAACATTAATTCAGTCAGGAAGTCAAAATCAATTTGTTAGTGACTTGTCAAATGTTCCACTAGAACATTTACCATACAATAATATTAACTCAATTGGTAAAGTTTGGATTTATAAATACACATTAGCGCTCGCTAAAGAGTTGTTAGGAACCATTCGTTCTAAGTATGAGAGAGTGCCAATCCCAAATAGTGATATTAAAATGGATGGTGATATCTTAAGACGAGAAGCACAACAAGAAAAAGAAATATTGGTCAAAGAATTACAAGAAACATTGACCAAAGCCGGGTATCACGAACAAATGAAGTTACAAGCGGAGTCAGTAGAACATCAAGTAACAATAATGAATAAGGTTCCCCTTCCAATATATGTAAAGTAATATGGCAAAGTTCGTAGGAAACCGTGATTTTGAATTTTTTCAACACGTAAACCGTGAATTGAGTGCGGAAATCGTAGACACACCCGTAATTTTGTATAAACTAAATTTAAACTATGTGAATACAAACATTTACGGTGAATCTGTAGAGAAAATTGCATACGATGGTGTGGAATTAACTGCATTTGTAGATTACAAAGGAAATGAGGTCATCACCGACAGTGGATTTGGTATAGATTCTACACAAGAAGCCGAATTTAGATTTGTTCGTAGAATTTTACAAGAAAGACACGTATATCCAGAGATTGGTGATGTTATAGGATACAATGATGCTTTCTATGAGATTGATAATGTCCAAGAAGTTCAACTTATAGCAGGTAGAGTAGGTTATAACCAATCAATCATATGTTCTACACACCTTACAAGGCGTAGTAACATTCAAATTGAGTCTAGACAGGTATGAGTAAAGTAACCAATTTAGTTAAGAACGCACAGAACGACGAACAGTATCAAAATCGTGGTCTTGATACCAAAACCGAAGAGACAAACGAAATCTCGGTCGGTCTTATTGATATTGATACCACTATTATTGAGTATATGCAAAAAATCATCAAACCACACGTTGTTCAAGATGGTGACAAGATAGAAGTTCCTATTATGTATGGTAACCCAGAACGTTGGAAGAACATAAGACAAGATGGTGTATTACGAGATGTTCGTGGCAAATTACAAATACCTTTGCTTGTAGTTACCAGAACGGGGTTGGTCAAAAATCAAATGAATAGTCCTATTAAAAAATACCACGAATTGGATTTTTATTCCACTCAATGGAATCCAAGAAACAAGTATGACAGATTCGCTGTGCTAAATGGGATACAAGAAAGTAAAAAGTATGTATCTGTAATGTATCCAGATTATTATGATTTAACATATCAATGTGTAGTTTGGACCGAATATATGGCACAAATGAATCACTTAATAGAACAGATTTCATTTGAAGCCGAAAGTTATTGGGGTGAACGAGACAAGTATAAGTTTAAGACATCAATAAAAGAATATAAAAATACAGTAGAATTGCCAGAAAGAAAAGACAGGTTGGTCAGATCAGAATTTACAATGACCGTGAAAGCATATCTATTACCAGAAAATACTGTAGATAGATACGGAAGACCAATGAATATGAATCAAACTAGATTTACAAATAGAAAGTTGGTTATTCAAGAAAAAATCATTGAATAGAAATGATTTTGACAAATTTATCATATATTTATAATACAAAGGACTTTAGTATATAGGTTAGGTTATGACAAAAATTAGTGATGAAGAATTACAAAAAGTAAAACAAAATCGTGAACAGGTTCTCACAAATTCACAACAATTAAGTGATTTCGTTTTACAACAAACAGTTTTGGAAAGTTTGGTTGGTGACGCTAAAAGAACATTCTTAGAGTCGGTCAACACAGAATCAAATTATTTACAAAGTTTGAATACTAAATATGGTGAAGGGTTACTTGATATTGAAACAGGTGAAATAAAAACTACCTAATGGAGAATAGAGTATGGCAGAGCGCGTAGTTAGCCCAGGCGTATTTACCCGTGAGAGAGATCAATCTTTCTTAGCTCAAGGTGTGGCTGACATTGGTGGTGCGTTTGTTGGAGTAGCCCAGAAGGGACCAGCGTTCGTTCCAGTGATGGTTCGTAGTCAACAAGAGTTTGAGAACAGATTTGGAACCGCGGATGAATACAGCTATTTAGGATATACAGTCCAGAATTACTTACAAGAAGCTGGTTCAGCAACCGTTGTTCGTGTTCTTGGTTTAGACGGATATAGCGGTGGAACTTTTACTTCGGCTAGATTAGTTGCTAGTGGTTCTGAAGGAGAAAAAGTTCTTGCTATTTTCCACCCAACTGTTGCCGGTGTTAAATTAACTGGTGCTAATGTTAGTGGAACAAATTCATTAACAATTGGTTTAACCGGATCTAACGGAAGTGTGTCATATTCTTCAGTTTCACCAAGTGGATCTAGTTCCGATAATATTATCAATAGTATTGGAACTTCTGCATTAACAAGTGGATCTGCTCCAGCATACACCTACGCTTACTTCCCATCCGCCGTTGATCCAACTAAGGGTGGTGTAACTTTAACTGAAGTTGCATTAGTAACTTCTTCTGTATTCTTAGATTTTAGCACCGCTGCTACTAAGGAATATTCAAACGCGTCAACTCCTTGGGTTAGATCACAAACAATCGGTGGTTCAAAATATGACCTATTCAAAGTCCATACTCTCACTGATGGGTCAAATAGTAATCGTGATATCAAGATTTCAATTCAAGGTATTAAATACAGAACAGTTGAAGGTCAGTTCGGAACATTCTCATTATTGGTCAGAAAAGCAACCGATACAGATGCAAAGTCAGAGATTCTTGAACAGTTTGATAACCTAACATTAGATCCAAATAGTTCAGACTATATTGGAAGAAGAATTGGTAACAGTGTTTCAACATATGATTCTGTTTCTCAAGAATATCTATATGTCGGTGATTTTCCAAACAAGAGTCAGTTCATTAGAGTTCAATTAAGTGATGACCTCGCTGCCGGAACAGTTCCAGAAACAACAGTCCCATACGGATTCGGTGCTCTATACGCACCATTCAAGATTGAGGGTGACGAAACTTCCGTAAGAGCACAAGTTGTAACTACAGCTTGGACATCTGCTTCAGTTATTAGTGGATACAAGACATCCGCTGTCAGAGATGCTAGAAAGTTCTACGGATTTGACTATACTGAAACAAATTACACAAACTGGGGTTTCTTAAACCCACTACCAGATGGAGCCGCTACAGTAGGATATGTCGCAACCAGTGGTTCAAATACCAATTCAACAGAGTTCTCACTAGAAAATGTTGCTACTGGTGAAGTTGAGGGGACTAGTTTGAATGTAAGCGCAAGTGCTCACATCACATATCGTAAGTTCACCATTCCTCTACAGGGTGGATTTGATGGGTTTGAACCTAACAGAGAAAGAAAGATGGGTGCTGATATTTCATCAACAAACACCCAAGGGTTTGACATCAGTACTTCACAGGCAGAAGGTGGGAGAGCGTTCAAGAAAGCTCTTGACTCACTCAAGAATCCAGAAGCCTATGACATGAACCTACTGGTCATCCCCGGTGTTAACTACGAACAACATCCATATGTCTGTCAATATGCTATTGACATTTGTGAAGACAGACAAGATACATTCTACATTATGGACTTAGCAAGTTACGGAGCTAGTATCGCAACCGCTACCGCAACTGCTGCCTTAATTGACACAAGTTACGCCGCCGGTTGGTATCCTTGGGTGAGAGTTCTAAACACCAATACAAACAAGTTTATCTGGGCACCACCTTCGGTTGTTCTACCAGAGACATTCGCTTATAGTGATAGTGTGTCTGCTGAGTGGTTCGCACCTGCTGGTCTAAACAGAGGTGGTATCGCAGGAGCAAGTGGTGTTAAGACAAGACTAAGTAGAACAAACCGTGATGAACTATACGAGAACAAGGTTAACCCAATCGCACAGTTCCCCGGTCAGGGAATTGTTGCCTTCGGTCAGAAGACACTGCAGACACGTTCAAGTGCTCTTGATAGAATCAACGTCCGTCGTCTCTTGATCACTCTTAAGAAGTATATTGCATCAAGTTCAAGATACCTCTTGTTTGAACAAAACACAGAAGCAACTCGTAACAGATTCCTAAACTTGGTCAATCCTTACCTATCCAGTGTGCAGGAAAGACAGGGACTATACGCATTCCGTGTGGTCATGGATGAAAGTAATAATACACCAGATGTCATTGATAGAAATCAATTGGTCGGTCAGATTTATCTACAACCAACCAGAACTGCCGAGTTCATTATCCTTGACTTCAACATCTTACCAACAGGCGCAACATTCCCTGAATAAGATACTATAAAAGGTTATGTAAATTAGTGGTAAGTGATATTTATATTAAAAGAATTATTTTTGGAGACAAAATATGGCCAATTTGGTAGAAGAACAGGAGCTATTTTTTAAGGCTTTTGAGCCTAAGATGGCAAACAGATTTATTATGGAAATGGATGGTGTTCCATCGTATGTCATCAAGGGTGTAACCAGACCTACATTAACACAAGAAACAAAAGCCATTAATCATATCAATGTTCAGAGATATGTAAAAGGTCGTTCTGTTTGGGGAACCGTCCAAATGACATTGCATGACCCAATCGTTCCATCTGCTGCACAATCTGTTATGGAATGGGTTCGTCTCCACCATGAATCTGTAACTGGTCGTGATGGTTATGCTGACTTCTACAAGAAAGATTTAACAATCAATGTCCTTGGACCAGTAGGAGATAAGGTAGAAGAATGGATTCTAAAGGGTTGTCAGATTCAAGAAGCTAATTTTGGTGAATTAGCGTGGGATACCGATGATCCAATCAATATTACACTAACATTACAACCAGATTATTGTATCCTAAACTTCTAATAAAAGAAAAATACAAATGCTCTAACCTGAGCAACCTCCCCGAAGTTGTTTCGGGGAGGTTTTTTTGTTATATTCAAAAATACTTATAGTAAGACATTTTAATTAGAGTATCATTATGGCACAAAGCACAAATTTGACAGTCGGGCAGGGTGAAACTTTTAAAATTTTGGTATCAATTTCTGACCAAACTGGTGCGGCTATTGATTTAGCGGATCAAAATTTTAGTGGGTCGGTTAGAGAGACATATAGTTCAGAAGATGCATCTGCTAATTTTTCATTT